GAAAATCTACATTGTTTAACACGATTGGTATATCACTTTTTGTATCCATTGTTCTATCTTCAATCATAGTAACAGTATAATCGGGTTGAAAGTATGGAAGTATTTGTTCTATTATCTGTAATCCGTCATCTGAATTAGCAACATAAACACTTAAAGCAAATTCAACATTATAAGGCACAGGTGTGTATTGACTATTCAGTTTAGAGGTGTCGGCATTTGTTGTTACTTTAGTTATCTTTTGATTCTTATTTAACTTACGACCGCCATCGTAACTATATCCAGTAACTTCAAATGACAATCGAGGTAGAGTGATTGCCACAGATGAATCGTCCCCATTTAGGTCCTGTTGTGCATCTAATCTGGCTAAAAACTTTTCTTTTGGTGAATATGATAAAGGTACTTTAATATTTTGTAAAGGATTTCCGCTAGAATCTAATCTCTTAATATTTATATTATTAAATATTGTACCAAACGCAATAACAGTATTACGAATTTTCTTGTGGTAAAAGTGTTCTCCAAACATTAGTATTCGTCAACCTCCCCAAATGGATTTCTTTCGCTGAAGTCTAATATATCATCAGCCGTTGATGAAGTATTTGTTCCTGCAGCCGTTTCAAATGCCTGGCCTTGGTCAGTAGGTGATTGTGTTGCCATTGTGAAACTTTCATTAATTATATAATCTATTGCACCAATACTATTTTCTAAAACAAAAGAACCAGTTTCATTTTCTAAACTAAATTGGAAATTCATTGTATCAGTTGATAGACTATCTTCAACACTATCAATCTGAGCAATACCAGTATCAATTCTTTCTGAACTGTATTCAAATCGAGTACAAGATAACTTGTATGTTGGTAAAGCGCCTTGTTGATAGAACGGTTGTTCATGTTCTACAAACTGTATTTCAAAGAATGATTTTGTTGTAGGGAAATAAACTAAATCCCCCTCTTGTGGTCTATCAGCAACTAAATCTGAATTATTACCTACTAGAGTTTCCCATCTCAATTTAGATAAAGTAAAAGTAATATCATCTCTTAATTCTAAACCAAACTTTTTAATAATCTCTTGTTCGCCCATATATCCATCAGTATTGTCCACATACATTTCAATGATGTATGAGTCATCAAATGAGCTTGCAGGATCCTCACCAAGGATTGTATCTTTATTAGCAATCTTTCTTGGTAAGTAAAAGACATCTTGGCCGTAAATCTTGAGCTGTTCTATAATTAAATCTTCGTATAGTCTTTGCTCAGATGTTGTGCCTGTGTCAAAATAGACATTAGTTGGCATTTAATTATCCTTGTTGCATGTGGGCAGGTTCTTCATAGTTACTTCTAATTTCTTCCTCTAACTGTCTTTGTTCTTGAATTGCTGTAGAGAATAATTCAGGTCCATTTAGAGTAACCCCACCTAACATAGCAGTACCTGAAAATTTTGAAAGATTTTGTCCCCATTGTTTTTTAATTAAAGTGGTTGTATATCTTTTTAAATAAAGGTCATCAAACATATCTGTACTTGTTGCAGGGTCTAATCTTCTAAAAACCTCAAAGATTAAAAATTCACCTGCTGTAATATCATTGTTCCAGTCCATATCAAGAAATAATTTATTTGATAGATGATTAAATCTCATAGGTTTCTCTCCTACTAATATATGGTCAAGAAAGTCTAAATGTTGCATTGTCATCTGATAATGTACAATACTTGTAGATGAGAAATCGTATAGGTCGTTTAATCTTAATTGATATCTAACATCAAACATATTTAAGTTTGCTCTATCAGATAAAGGAAATACATTGACAACTGAGATAACAGTTTCAGGAACTATAAGAAAGTTATTTCCTTGTTTCCATGTAGTGGTAACACTATTCTCTGTAACCGATTCAGATGTATCAGTAGTCATACGAGTTATATCGGCTGCCGTCACTTCATATTTTAGATACATTCTCTCAACACCGTCTGTATGATATTGACAGAAATATTGTACTGCCTCGTCTATTCTATCATCTACTTGGTCGTCATCAACATTTATATCAATTACAGGCTTACCTAATGCTCGTAGACAGTATTCTTTTAGTGATGCTTTTGTACTTGGGACTGCCATATATTATTCTTCCTTTATAACTATTTATAACTATCCTAATGCGACTGCTTGAGCGATTGCAAAGGCTTTACTTGATTTGTTATCTAATTGTGTTTGTATAGCACTAGTAACTCCATCAAGATATCCTATTTCAGTTGATGTTACAGCACTCACAGATACATCACCATTGCCATCAGAAACTAATGCTCTTGAAGCAGTTAAGTCTGCCATTTTACTAAATGCAATTGCAGCTGCTGATTTAATATCTGCATTAACAATATTTGTAATTGTGTTATTATCACTATCAATACTCTTATTAGTAAGTGTATCAGTTGTTGCTTTACCTACTAGTGTATCAGTAGCATTTGGTAATGATACTGTTCTATCTCCTGTTGGGTCAACAGCAGCTAAAGTTGTTTCATGTGCGTCATCAGTTGCGCCTTCAAATATAACACTTGTATTAACTTTAACAGTTGAGAACTCTGACGCACCACCGCCTGTAATATCTGTTAGATATGCAACTGTACCAGAAGCGTCTTGAATTGTAACTGTTCTATCTGCTGTTGGGTCTGTAATTGCAAAAGTTGTTTCAAAAGCGTTTGCAGTTGCACCTTCAAATACAAGTGGACTAGCACCTGCAAAGACAGCACCTGTTGCTGTTACTACGCCAGTTATTGTTGGTGCTGTTAAAGATTTATTTGTAAGAGTTTGTGCAGCCGCAAGACCAACAAAACTTTCACTTTGTAAAGCACTATTAAATTCTGCTAAAGTTCCTGTAAGTGTGTTTGCGCCTAAATCTATTGTTTTATTTGTTAATGTTTGAGTAGCTGCAAGACCAGCAAAACTCTCACTCTGTAATGCACTATTAAATTCTGTTAAAGTTCCTGTAAGTGTATTAGCGTCTAAATCAATTGATTTATTTGTGAGGGTTTGTGTCGTACCTTTAAATAAAGTATCTACTTGTGATAGTGCTACTCTACCTTCAGTACCACCGTCAGATAATAAAAGTAAATCACTTGCTACTAATGTGTTACTTGTTAAGTTAGTTGCATTATCAATATTTACAATTGCTTCTACAACACCAAACTCTAAAGCACTTGCTTGTGAATTAACTTTTAAAACTTGACCTGCACTACCTATTGATAATGCGGCCCCAATACCACCATGTGATAGAGGTACTGAATCGCCTGTCTGAAATTCAGCAAGACCTGTTGCCGTACCAGCGTCATTGAATACTGCTCTTATTGGTGTTTTATTTGCCATAATTTATTCCTAAAATTGAAAAATGGTTGTATCACTATCAGTTAGTGCTGAACCATTTGCCAATGTAAATGTTTTTGTTCCTGTAAATGTTGTTCGAGTATCAATAGATGAATTAAACTCAAATTCTGTATTTTTAGTATTTAGTCCACCAGAAGCAGTAAAGAAAGGTACTACTCTTGAAGGCTGTAAAGTTTCACCACTAGATGATAAAACGGCTAATTCATTTATTCCTGCTTTTGAACCAGCGGGTAATGTTGCACCTGTGGCTGATATTGCAATTGTCCCTGTGCCATCAGCACTTATTGTTGCGCCTGCAAGGTCAATTGTATCACCAGAAAGAAATAAATCATTCCATCTTTTTGATGCACTACCTAAATTTCTTGAATCGGTTGTATCTGGTAAAACGTCTTGGTCTACAGCACTTAAATCTAGTGCTGGGGCGCCAAAAGTACCATCTTGTAAATCTACACCATCACCTGCGTTTGAAGATGATGAATCTGTGCCATCCATAACTAATCTATCGCCAGCATTTGAACCACTTGCGTCTGTACCATCTAAAATTAAATCTTCAGTTTCTAAAGTTGTACCTACAAACTTACCAGTTGCGCCGTCGTATTGTAAAACTCTTTTATCTATTAGAGCAGTATCAGTATCAACATCATCTAATCTTGCTAAATTAACTTCACCGCCACCACCAATTGAACCCATTTGTTTAGTAACAACTTCTTTAAATCTAACAAACTCTTTTTTCATTTCATCTAAAGAGGTTATTCTATCTAAAGTTTTTAATTTTTCTTTATCTAGTTCATTAGCAACTTTCATTTCTGAAAGTTTTTTAGTTACTTGCCCAATTATGCTTGTATCTGATTCTATTGGTTCTAACTCATCTTGTAGAACTTCACTAACTTTTTGTTCTTTTACTTCTTCTTCAGGTTCTAGTAATAATTCTTTTTGTTTTTTTGGTTCTGCTTTCTTTTTCTCTTTTTTTAAAGAAGAAAATAATTCTTCTATATTAGCTATTTTCTTTTCTGATTTAGCAACTCTTTCTTTTGTTTGTTTTTTTTCATCAGCAATTACAGAGAAAAAATCTACTAATTTTTCTGTTGGTTGTTCTGCGACCTTGACAACTTTTTTTATATCTTCTTTGAGTTTAGAATTTAATTTTTCTTCTTGAATGAGTGAGATTTGTTTTTCTATATCTGGATCAATATCTATCATAATTATCTACTTACGCTTGGCGTTATCGTTGCTCTTCCCTCTATTCTTCTAGTAACTAAACCAGATGAATCCGTTGTAGTTAAATCCCAAACATATCGACCTATTGAAAGAGCACCTGTTACAGCGTCTGTTAATGTGATTGAACAAGTGCCATCAGTTGCACTTACTTTTGCTGTGGTAAAAGATGTTGATGTGGTAGCGAGGTGTGTTTTCCTCAATGTAGCAGTTATCGTTTCATTTGATAAATCAACTACTGTTCCTGTTGAGTCTTTTACTGTTAGTGTTTCAGTATAATCACAATCTTGGTCGATAGTAATATTCTGTATTGTTGCCATTAATCATTCCTATCTTATTGTAGTACTATTTATAATTTAAGAAAAGAGACGGATAGACTACTTATTCAGGTTTAGCATTATCACTTCTAACTTTGTTATAAGCAGTTACATATGCATTCCACTTTGTAGAACTACCACCTATTTCCTTTTCTGTATATGCTTCCATAAAAACGTCCACATTTGGATATGCTATTGCTCTATCTAATTTGTAACCATTTGGGTCTGTCCAAGCTTCTACGTCTGACCAATTTATAGAAATTTCATTTCCAGAACTATCTAATGCTGTAATATCGGCCTTAGTACCTCCGTCTATAGAAACTGTTGTATCGTGTATCGCTCTTATTGCTTTGTGTAAATCTGCCATTATGCTAATATCTCCATTAATGTTATTTGTTGTGGTGTTCTAGCATGTTGTGCATTGTCATTATCTGCTGTGTCTCTACCGAAGTAAGTAGTTCCCCCACCAACAGCTCCTGCTTGAATTTTATAAGTAACTGCATCGGTTGTGGCTGGAGAATCTAAAACTGTTATACCATAAGGTGCTTGAGCAGGTTGCCCAAAGTTCAACATACTACCACCATAAGATTGCGTTCTATTACTCGCAGCTGCTCCACCTCCAATAACTGTAGAGCCTCTTAATAATACTTGAGCTGAATTGTCAGTTGCTGAACCAGTAGTATTAACTATGACAAGCACTTTACTATTTGATGCTGTAGGAGTAATAGCAACAGTTAGTCCTGTAACATCAACAAGAGAAGATGAAGTAGTTGAAAATACAGATGTTTTAAACACTTGTACTACCTGTGCGACTTTTCCAGTACCACCAATGTATGTTTTAATTCTTGACATAGCACTTTTTCTTAATGTGCCGCCAGCACCATCGTCAACTAACATTAAATCAGCGTCTACTAAAGCAGCACCAATATCAGTTGCACCTGTTAATACAGCAGTTGCTAATTTACCAATTGTAACTTGACCATCAGCAATGTGGGCTGTGTCAATTGAACCGTCTGTGTAGTGTTCTGAATTAATAGCATCATCTGCTATCTTAGCGCCTGTTACAGCATCAGCATTAATCTTTGCTGTTGTTACTGAATTACTTCCTATGTGAGCTGCATCAATACTTGAATCAACATAGCATCTACTATCTACACTATTGTCTGATAGATGTATTAAATCAATACTACCATCTACATATTGGTTAGTGTCTATTGAGTTAGCACTCATATGTGCTAAGTCAATACTTGCATCTGTATAGTGTTCACTATCGATAGCGTTATCAGCAATTTTAGCGCCTGTTATAGCGTCTGCTTGAATATCAGCAGATTCTACTGTGTTATTAGGGAATACAGGAACTGCCGTAAATGTGTGAACGCCTGTTGTAACAGCTGTTCCACTAATCTCTACATTACCATTAATGTCGATTAAAGTTGAGTTTAATTCTATTTCGTCATCAGCATTAATGTCTAAATCACCATCTGCTGGCGAACCGATATTGATAGCAGAATCTCTAAATTGAAGAACACTAGCAGCGTTTAATAATAATCCTGTGTCATGTACATGAGTTAATTTTATTTCAGAGTTAGCACCAAAATTTAAAACAGCTGCATCTGAAATTAGACTTGCGTCATCACCAATTGTTAAGTCTGTTGCAACTTTAACAGTTGTATCATCATCTAAAGTTAGAACAGTTGTTCCGTCATACTGTTTGAAAATTAAATCGTCTGAGTCAACACCAAGTTGAATAACTTGAGCACCTGCGGTGCCGTCCATATCTAAAGTAAGTTGTAAAGTACCTGCGTCTTTAAATTCTACATTACCACCAGCAGCATCTACGACAATATCGGCAGAAGAATCTAAAGTAATATCTGTGCCGTCATTTGTAATTGTATCAAGAGCAATACTACCAACATTTGTAATATCAAAATCACCAAAACTTGTAGCGCCACCAACAGTTAAATTACCTGTAACTGTTAAGTTATCAGCAACCGTTGTTTCACTTGTAGTATGTCCTATTGTTAATGCAATACCTGATGTTTCAGTTGCAATTTTTAAAGCACCTGTTTTGTTTGCAATATATGAATTAGTACCATCGTGATAGACTTCTAAATCATCACCAGTACCAAATAATCCTTTTGCACTATCAGCAAAAGATTGATTACTTCCTGTTAGTACACTAAATTTATTTGCTGTGAATTGAAAGTCATCAGCACCTGCGATTGCAATATCAATCTGGTCATCTGTATCTGCTGTTATTGTTGTATCACCATCAGCATCTAAAATTAGAGCCGCACCATTTGTATCTAAAAGGTTTTGAACAATTGCCTGTCCAAGATATTGTATATAAGCAGTATCAGTAGCTGCAGGAGCCGCTGTGAATACTATACTAGTACCGCCGCCCGCTAAGTTGTATGCAACTTTTGGTTCCTGTAATACACCGCCAACGGATACAATTAATGAGGTCTCATCAGCAACAGTAAAGTCTAGTGTGAAAGTAGTTGTACTTCCATCAGTAGAAAGTGTCTGTTTACTGTGAAATCCGTTAACTGGTGCTTTTCCGATATATGCCATTTTCTATTTAATTCCTTTTCTTATATTTATATTATTATTCAGGCTTTGGATATTTATCTTTTATTTTTTTAATATCTGCTTTCCAAGCATCAATACCGTTGTGATATATTTTATCTAGTTGTGCGCCCCATGCTGGGTATTCATCTAATCTTTTTTGTATGTAAGCATTTGGGTCTACCCAATTGTTTACATCAGTCATATTTATTTCTACGGCGTTGTTATCTTTATCAAATGCTAATACAGAACCATCTACTTCTTCTCTAATTGTTACTACATTTGAATATAATGTATATATTGCCTTCATTATGCACCTACCTCCTGTACTGTAATGGTACTAAAACCTATTGCATTATCACTATTATCTCTATTCATAAATCCTTCATTACTAGCTACTTTCATCTGCACTTTATAAGTAACTCCACTTGTAGTATTTGGTGAATCTAAGAAAACTATAGTTCGAATAATACCAGCTCCATCATTTAGTGCTTGTTTAATAGATACTTGAGCACCTAATTGTGTACTTCCTCTAAGGACTTGAACAAAATTATTTGCTCCCCCCTCACCTGTTCCAAACAATCCTGCTACTGTAACTAAAACTTTACTATTTGAAGCAGAAGGAGTTATAGCTCGAGTAAGTCCAGTATCTGTAAAACTTGAAGAAGTAGTAGCAAACTTTGTTGTAACTACTTGACTCAGTACTTGTAAAATTTTACCACTTGATGGTAGTGCTTCAAAAGCTGGAGCTGAACCAGCACCAGTTGAAGTCAAAACTTGTCCATCTGAACCTGTAGCAACATAAGCTGGGTCACCAGAAGCATCATAAGTAATAAGATTACCGTCAGTACCTCCAGCCATTTTAGCAAGAGTAACTTGATTATCAGCGATATGTGCTGTATCAATTGAACCATCTGTATAGTGTTCACTATTGATAGCATCATCTGCTATTTTTGCACCTGTTATAGCGTCTGCTTGAATATCAGCACTTTCTACTGTGTTATTTGGGAAAACAGGTACGGCAGTGAATGTATGTACACCTGTCGTAACAGCTGTTCCTGATATTTCTACATTACCATTAATATCTATTAGAGTTGAAGTAATGTCTATTTCATCATCAGCAGCAATAGCTAAATCGCCATCGGCAGTTGAACTAATGTGAATTGCAGAATCACGGAACTGAATTTTCATTGCAGCATTTAATAGTAAACCGGTATCAGCAACATGAGTTAAAGTTACATCTTGGTCAGCGCCAAATTGAATTGTACTAGCGTCTGCCAGGAATAAGTCTGAAAATTCTAATGCTGTTGTACCCAAAGCTGCACCGTCTGAAGCATCTGGAACAAATGCTGTCGTAGCAGTAATTGTTGTACCTTGAACTGTTCCCGCAAGAGTAACATTTGCGCCACTAAAAGTAGCAGCAGTTGTTGTTCCTGATTTAATAATTAAATTACCAGATGTGTTTGTTGCACTACCAAATGTAGTGCCGCCATCTTTAAAGAATATATCTCCACCGTCAGCGTCTAATATGATATCAGTTGTTGCGTCAAGTGTGATTGTTGAACCCGAATCTATCTCAGCAATTATTGGAGTTGTTAATGTTTTATTTGTAAGTGTTGCTGTTGAAGCTGTTGAAACTAAACGAGCATTTCCACCACTACTTGGTAATGTAAGAGTGTTTGAACCACTTTCAGCATGTGGAGCCCCTATAAGTGTCTGTGCGTGAGCGTTTGAACTCTCGCAATAAAATTTTATTTGTGAAACAGCATTACCATCATTTTTCAGGTCGATAAGACCACCAGCCAAGAATAAATCACCATTAGATGTTAAACTCATTGTCTCAGAAGCAGCAGCTGAAACAGCCGTTCTAAAACTTAATTTTGTTGCATTAGCAGAGGAACTAAAATCACCTTCGGATATAGCAGCGATACCAGCAGCAACTAGAACTGCGTCTGTGCCTGTTCCTTCGTCTGGTGCCTGAAAGTTAAGTACCCCTAATACATCATTAGCAGCGATATCAGTTTCACCAGTTTGTAATACTAGAGTAACTGGTTTATCGTCACCTGTTGCAGTTGATTTTAAAGCAAGACCACTATCTGAAACATGAGTCAATGTTACATCTTGGTCAGCACCAAACTGAATCGTAGCACTATCTGCAAGAAATATGTCTGACCATTCGAGGGCGGTTGAACCTAGTGCCGACCCATCAGCCACAGCTGGGGTAAGGGCAGTACCAGTCATTACTAACTCATCAGCGCCTGCAATTTTAAAGTGAATTGTATCGTCTGTATCAGCCGTGATACTAGTATCAGCGTCTAAATCAAGTATCAATTCATTTGAATTTAAGTCTATGAGTGTTGCTTTTGTTAGTGCCATGTTTATCCTTTAACTATCTTCTTTATACTATGTTTATAACTATTTATAAGAGTATCAACGATTTACCGTGTGTGTTATAGTGTGTTATTAACTATTAACTAACTGTTGCACTAAATGGTGTTGCTTCCGTACCACTCGCATTAAGCATACCGCTCACAACGTATTGGTTAGCAATCATGTCAGTAAGTAGGATATAATCACCTATCTGAACACCACCTGTTGTAGTTCCGTCGAGTGTGATTGTGTCCGAAGCCGCCACTGTTGGCCATGCAATTAGAGATGCAGTACCACCAGCTGTTGAGTCATTCTGTACAATAACCATGCCGTCGATTGTGTCAGTTGCATCAGCTACCTTGATAATGTAGTTGGATGTGTTAACAACCCCAACAACAAATTTGAATACTGCTCCACTGCCCGTTGCCGCCGGAAGTGTAAATGTAGCGGCCGCGTCGCCGCC